GAGGTTTCCCAACCACAGGGTGGGAGGAGGGGTTCAGTGAGACGGACACCATATTGTAGGCCCTGATGTCCCTTGGTCTCTACGCACCTCGTCCGAGGGCGTCGTCTGGGAAGAACTGCACAGCCTGTAGCTCGCGGTCAATTGCGAGCGCAGTGCGCCAGTCCTCGCCCAGGCTGCCTAATGGCACCTCCGAGTTGAGGCCGTCCATGTACGCTTTGAGCATGTCAGGAGGGTTCTCCGGTAGCGGCCAGCATCCGCCTTTCGGTACCAAGTGGGCGTACGAGTGTGCGATCTGCTTCGCGGTCATGAATAGAGAGATCGGCAATTCCAAGCGGTCCCCGGATTGCCTGATCCTGTGCTCCAACTCATACTGCAATGCGACCGGTATCCCGTACAACTGCTCCACCAGTCCCCTCGAGCTAGGTCGTACATTTGCCTCACGCTGCCACAACTTGTCCCGGACGGCCGCGTCGAAAGACTCTCTGTTGTACGAATCAAGCTCAACTCGATATCGCTCAACATCGTAGCCTCTCGTCGCGCGCAGGACCCAATCACAATACGCTCCAAACACCGGGGTGTCACCAGCGATGTCCTTCCCGGAGATCGCTGCCCCGCGAAGCAGGGCGCGGTGTACGCTAGCGGGACTGTCGGAGTACTTCATCGGAATTGCCTGCATCTTCCTGATCGCTTTGATAGGATCTCGTACAGACACCATAGAGTCAGAGTCACATTGGACCCCGCAGAATCCCGCTTTGTTGACAGATTCGAAGATTTCGACTTTTGCATTCAAGCCAAGCTGGCGAATGATTGACGTCGTTTCCTCGACCGGCCATGATGGTTTGGGCATGATGGAATCATCACCTTCAACCACTCCCGAGAAACTGCTCCGGGTCCACTGGACCATCATGTCCACATCCGGGTACTCATCGCCTCTCACCTGTGAAATGTACGACATGAACATTAAGTTCAAGAAGCCATTTCCGGAGGAGGTCCACAACACTCCGCTCATCATGCGTTGTAGGAGCGCAATTGTGAAATACATACCATCAATTCTGTTCACGCCCATCACCATCTTCTTCAGCAGGACCTGGATCGGACGACGGCTGCTGAGGCCGCGTATCATGTGCATGAAGAGATAATATAGAACATAGGCATAGTCCCCAGAATGGTGCGCTTCGAAAGATGAGAAGTCATTCGTCATGACTTCGCCAAGTCCCATCTTCGATAGTAGTATATGCGGTATTTCTGACGGTCTATAACCCTTGATGAAGTATTTGTGTTCGTCATGATTGAAAATTCGCTTGTCAATCTCTTGGAAGAATGGGAGGAGTATTGAAGTGGCGAGTTCCGATTGAGCGTTGATACATCGCGGCTCCCCTGGGATCTCGTTGCCATCCAAGTCCACTCCCCACGAAGCTGGCTCGAGCTTGATGAACATCTGAATTCGATCAAGGTCTTTGCTGTAGTGGCGAGTATTGTGACGTACTTGACGAAGGTAGTCACACCACTTATTGGGATACTTCGTCCGCTTGAGTGCTTCCTCCAAAGAGGGGATGTCGGCATCACTGAGTGGTGTCATCGTGTGAATGAACGCTTGGCAGTACTTGACAAAGTGATTTATACGCACAGGTGAGCGTTCGGGCATCATTGCTCCAACTCTAGAGATCAAGCCGCACATCTGATTGACGGGGTCGCGGCGACAGGGGTATGACAGAGGGAGCACTGGTGTGCCCAAGATGGAGTCCATGACGACAAGTCCATCCTGCAGGACCATCTCACCTCTACGCCCGGCCAGGGCGGACATTCCGGACTTATATTTGCGGTTCCGTTTAACACGCAAAATGCCGGGGATTCGCGCTCTCTTAGCTTTTGTCGCGACCAAGTAGCCAACAACTATGCGACGGTAGTTGTTGGCTGGTAGTTTAAAGCCGCGTGATTCTGACAAGCGGCCGACTTCATTAGTATCGAGGCGTAAGTCAGGGTGTTGTTCCTAACGACCTCGCCGAAGTCCCGAGCGGCATTGCACAGCTTATCTGCACTTGCGCGGGTGTTCGCGATGAGTGTGGCGGCTCCGAGCTCCTTAAGGCTCAGGGTTCCGCATGCTGGCACGACCTGCTTCACCTGTGTGACATTGACTAGTCCCGAGAAGACCATCTCGTCGGTCACGTCGTAACATATGCTCGAAGGCACGATGGTACGCTTCACCAGATAGACCATTCGGTAGTCCGGGGTCTTCTCGCGACAGACGATGTCGTTTCGGATGTAGCCTCTGAAGTCACCGTCCAATTCGGTGTAGGCAGGGCGCTCGTAGCAGAGGTAAACTACATAACCCTCTGTGTGATACCTGGTAGCTGCAACCAGGGGAAAGCTCAGGCTGCTGGTGTAACGGTCGATGATGTTTGCGGAGTTGTCAGCTGCAGAGAGGACCGCGCCCCCCACCATGGCTGTGGCTGAGGTGACCTTAATACCCAAGAGCACCGCTGCTGGTATGGCTAGGTGTATCTGACTTGCAGCCAAACAGCCCACACCCACAACGGCCAGGGCTGCCTTAACACGCTCAAAACCAACTAGCGGCTGCAGCGCTCTGCGCAGCAGTGAGATTGTCTTGAATGCTGGTGCACGGATACCAATGCGATGGCCATAGGCTACGTGGTTCCATGGGATTAAGTTCCCGGCCATGTCAGTGGTGTACACATGAGATGGCATGGGGTTCTGGTCGAGCACACTACAGTGCACGCCGTTAAGCGCGAGCATCGCGTGCCCGTTGGCAATAACAGCGCGCTCCGAGCGCAGGACGCGTACGTGGTGTATGAGGGTCCGCGCCCACAAGGCTTCGTGGTGTAGGGCCCACAAACCGCTAATTAAACTGCATTCAAGGTCAGCTCTCAATCCCTCCTCCGCACGCCGGCAGTTGACATCCAATATTCGAGTCCTTTCGTCAATAAAAAGGCATCTGTCAACCGCTATCGCAGCATCGATGGCTGTCTCTAGCCATGACCGTTCCTCTGTATGTTGTACCTCAAAACATGAGGTCCATAACGCCCTCTCGAACTCACCCATTGCGCTTTCAGTAGCGTCGGATAGGCGATTGGTGTCTGCGGCGCACGGAGCGTGGTCGCCGTCGTCTATTAGGGGGTCCGAGGCTTCAGGCGCACGGGAGTCCTCAGACATGCCAATGCTCATATTTGTGATTCCGAGAGCGTAGTTGAATTTCCGCTTATCTTCATCGCAGAGGATTGACACAATCTCGAGGTAGCGCTCTGGGCTGATGGGTGAGTCGAAGTCGGAATGTTGGATCCCGTAGAGGCCCAAGAAAACTTCGGCATCGAACCGACTCATTACGTCGTCGCCCTCGGTGATTTCTCCATGTGATGAGGCCAGTTGTGAAGACCTGGGCGATGTGAACAAAGCCGCGGCCCTACTCCACACTTCCTGGACCGTCACTGGTGGTCGGGAAGGCGGTGACGAAGGCGGCGGCCGCACATAGAAGTCGCGTGGCATGAGGTAAAGTATGTCTCGCAGCCTACAGGCCGCCGATTCACTCTTCCAATACTCGATGACACTCAGGTCAATGCCCTCCAAGTCACATCCCAAGTACTCCGCCTCAATCGCCGCGAGATAAAGCTCGTCGTCGTCCACAAAGCTTATCGGGTGACCGTCGGGATACATAGCTGGCACCACCTCTAGGCCGTAGTAGTGCCGGGTCCACATGTCTGCGTTGTAGAGGTTCAGCCTAAACTTATTACCCCTAGCAGCTGTTGGGCCCAACTCATACCCTACGTCATCACCTTCGGTGATTTCTCCATGCGACGACCCCAATTGGCTAGACTTAGGGGCTAGGCGTTTACGTTCAACGTAAGAGTTCATGATCAGTCCCCTCGTAGCATCATCACATACATACATGGACAACGTTTGGAGTCGGTCAATCAGGGCGTCGCTGATGTGCAGGCGCACCTGGCCGTGGACGAGCTCACTGCCACTCATCTTCGCTCCAAAGTTGTTTAGACTCTCGACCACCACAGTGGCCGCGAAGTCTGTGTCCAGAGTGTCGAAGCGCTCCGCACGCTTCGCAGGCGCCATGCTACAGAATTTTGACGCGAGTGACCAGTCAACCGGACGGTGGTCGACGTCGACACGTTGCTCTCTACATTTCTTGAGCATCGTCCTGACTCGCGGGCGCGACTTGATGTCTGAATCGGTGGACAGGAGCTTTTTCACTGCCGCGGAACAGATCGCGCTCATCATCTTCTGTCTGGCGCCTACCGCATATTGTGTCAGCATGGCCTCCAACCTTGGTAAGAGTATGGTCGGGTTGTGAGGGAGGCGGATGCCGCGCAGGAGCCGGTTGGCCTCTGCGAGTTCCGAGGAGCTATGCCCAGTGATGTGTTCAGCCAGAGCCGAACGCACGAGTAGGGTACGTTGGTCCTGGCGTCGAACATGCTCGTATAAGGCAGCCTCGTACTTAGAGGAGCAAATCTTCATCCCACGAGCTGTGGGGACGATGTGGTGCTCGATGCGGTATTCCTCGGCTTCCTCCCGCGTCGAAATGGAGGTTAGGTCGAGGCGCTCCACAGCGGCCATGCTGTTTAATCCATTGACGGCACCCTTTAGGAGGCCGGCTCTTAACCTGTCAGCTGGTCCGCTGCGGCGGAGGCGTGGTGCAGAAAGGACACTCACGCTTCGGGCTAGGGAGTTGAAGGCATCGTTGCTGCCTCCTCGGTCGGGATGTGCCTTCAAGGATAGCTTCCTGTAGGCAATTCGCACATCCCGACGGCTGAAAGCATAGGGTAGGCCCAGTTCCACCCTCGCTTCACCGCTGATTGTCCGGGCGGTACCGGTAGCGTCATTGGGAGCGACGCATGACTCTTGGTGGTGCTGTTCGTGACGTTTTCGAGTGTTAGAAATTCGCTGGTTGATCCCGAGTATTGAATTAAGCTCTCGGTGATTGGGGTTGTTTGCTCAATGCCGTGTTGCTAGTTGACCTTGCGGCCTGACGAATGTCGCGAGAGCGCCGGCGGTTTCCCCGTCCGCCTGGCACGTAGTAGCGCTGAGTGGCCTCCCACCCATTGGTCCCCGTATTTCTCTCCTGTACGTCCCATCGGCATAGTATAGTTGCAGCCCTATACCAGAACTCACCGAAGTGCCCATTGGCTGGGGCGTGCCGTGCACTCGGCGTGCGGATTGTTGGCCCCGCACATACTAATGCTAGGCCCGGCATATGGTGGAAATGAGGCTACCATTGATCTTCACCGATTGGGTTCATCGAAAGGTTCTGCTCTGAGAGCAGTGCTCTGACCGTAGTCAGACGGCCTCACCTCCATCACGTCCGGGATTCGCGCCCCCGAGTGGAGGCTCGGGCACTGTCGTAGCCGTTCTCGACAGTGCCCTCTAACTTGGCTCGACCACACCGCATTAAAGGCCTGGGAATTTTATGCGCCCAGTGCGAAATTACGGTGGTTGGGCTGACGGCCCCCGTCGCTTCGCAGCAATGAAACAAACTCCTAAAAGGAGCCACAAATTCGTGGTGTTCGGATTTAAACCACTCCTTATGAACCAAATCCGGTGCCCGTGAGGGCCCTCGACGCCGGACCATGTCATCCCTGTTGGGATTCCTGTACGCCATACTAGGCTGCAACGTGTACGTGCATTGTAGATGGTGGAGGCTTAATGCATAGCCCATAGCGCACAGCCCGACGAGCTGAGCTTTCTGGACAATCCATTGCGGGCCCCGGCCGGGTAATCAACCCCACCGCGGGTGTCCTGGCGCCGAAGCGACCCAGTTAGTCCGCCACTGAAGGGCGTCCGTGATGAGC